CAGATCATCTGGGCCAAGGATCGGCTGGTTCTGAGCCGGGGTGATTACCACTGGCAGCATGAGCCCGCTTGGTATGCCGTGCGCAAAGCCGGGAAGGGCCACTGGGCTGGGGACCGCAAGCAGACCACCCTCTGGAAAATCGACAAGCCAGTCAAGTCTGAAACGGGCCACGGCACACAGAAGCCCGTCGAGTGCATGAAGCGCCCCATAGAGAACAATTCAAGCCCCGGACAAGCCGTGTACGAGCCGTTCTCCGGCTCCGGCACAACCATCATCGCCGGGGAAATGACAGGCCGTTGCATCTACGCGATGGAACTTTCGCCCGAATACGTGGACGTTGCCATAAAGCGCTGGCAGGACTTCACGGGCCAAGACGCCAAACTCGAAAGCACAGGCCGCACGTTTAGCGAAATAACTACAGAGCGGGAGGCTGGCAATGTCGCAAGCGCCGCATGAGCCTACTGACGAAACCCGCAAGATGGCTAAGACGTTGTCTGGCCTTGGCGTCCCCCAAGATGACATTGCCACGCTGATTGGCGTTTCAAAGCCAACGCTGCACAAGCACTATCGGGAAGAACTTGATAAAGGCATGGCCGAAGCCAACGCAAAGGTGGCTGGTAGCCTGTTCAGCCAAGCAACGACTGGGAACACATCAGCAGCTATTTTTTGGATGAAAGCGCGCGCTGGTTGGACTGAAAAGATTGTTCAAGAAACAAACGGCAAACAGGAGTTAGTGATTCGGTGGATGGGCGATACGGAACCGAAATTGTAATTCCTTATTCTCCCAGGCGGCATTTCCTTCCGTATCATGGCTCAGACAAGCGTTGGCGCATCATCGTTGCTCATCGTCGTGCAGGAAAAACTGTTGCCTGCGTCAATGAACTCATTCGCGCTGCGCTGATCTGCCCTCATCCTGAGCCGCGTGTTGCCTATGTTGCGCCGCTTTTCAAACAAGCCAAGGACGTTGCGTGGTCCTATCTCAAAGAGTTTACTCGCAACATCCCAGGCAGAAGCGTCAATGAAAGCGAACTCCGCGTTGATCTTCCAAACGGTGGCCGCATTAGGCTTTACGGCGCTGATAATCCTGATGCTCTGCGCGGGTTATATCTGGACTCGGTGGTCCTTGATGAGTTCGCAGATATGCGGCCTCGGTTTTTGCCTGAAGTCATCCGCCCCGCGTTGTCAGACCGCAAAGGTGGATTGACGCTCATTGGAACGCCCAAGGGCCACAACGAGTTCTATGACCGCTGGATTGGCGCTCAGTCCGATGACGAATGGTTCCACATGATGCTCCGGGCATCTGATACGCAGATCGTGGACGCCGCAGAACTGGCGAGTGCTGCCAAGCTGATGAGTGAAGCGCAGTATGCCCAGGAATATGAGTGCAGCTTTGAAGCAGCGATTGAAGGCGCTTACTACGGCCTTCTTCTTGAGAAGGCTGCACAAGAGGGCAGAATTGCCGCGGTGCCGCACAACCCTTCACTGCCCGTCTTTACTGCATGGGACTTGGGAACAGGCGACGATACAAGCATTTGGTTCGCACAACGGTCTGGCGGTTGGCTTCACATCATCGACCACTATGCAACCAACGGCGAACCCGCAAGCCATTACGTGGATATTCTTCGGGCCAAGCCCTACACCTATGCCAATCACTTTCTGCCGCATGATGCCGCAAATCGTGAGTGGACTAACGGCAAATCAAGGCTCGACACGCTCAAGACGCTCGGCCTTAAGGATTGTAAAATAATCCCGCGCATGCCTGTTGATGATGGCATCAACGCTGTTCGGCTGCTGCTTCCGCTGTGCCGCTTCGATGCGACCAACTGCGCCAGTGGATTAGAAAGCATGCGGCAATATCGCCGTGAGTACGATGAAAACAAGCGGATGTTTAAGCCGACGCCGCTGCACAATTGGTGCAGTCATGACGCCGATGCGTTCAGATACCTCGCCAGCGGCCTTGAGCCTGAAGCAGCGGTTCCAGTAGATATTCCCCGTTACACGGGCCGCAGAAGGCGCGGTGAAGCCTCGGATGACAGTTCAGGTTGGGCCGCATGAACGATGACAAGAACCTCATGGACGGTGACTCCGATCTGCTTCTCGAAATTCGGGATCGGTATGAGTCGGGCCGTACACATGCCAGCGAATGGCGCACCGAAGCGCGTCAGTCGTTTGATATGTACGCTGGCCGTCAATGGTCTGAGCAGGATACGCAGAAGCTGACTGAACAGCAGCGCGTTCCGGTGACGTTCAACCGGACGGCCATCCTCATTGACGCGGTGATTGGCTATGAGGTGAACAACCGCCAGGAAACGCGCTACATTCCGCGCACTCCCGGCGATGCCAAGGTCAACGAACTGCTGTCCGAGGCTGCTTCCTATTTCAGGGATAGCTGTGACGCCGAGTTTGAGGAAAGCGATGCCTTCCGCGACATGGCAATCTGCGGCATGGGCTGGACCAATGACCGGATTACCGACGAACGTAATCCAGACTATGATCTGGTTCGGGACCGTGTGGACCCGCTTCGCATGCTCTGGGACGCCTCGTCTCGCAAGCCGAACCTTGAAGACGCGCGCTGGCTGATCTACGAAACCACGATGTCCAAGGGCGAGGCCAAGGCGCTCGTTCCTGAGTGGGATGGCGAATACATTGCGGCTGAATGGCTGCACGACGATGACCCGGACAACGTAGGCACACGCAACCCGCGTGACAGCTACAAGGGCCACGACCTTGACAAGGCTGCGCTGCGCTCGCTCAAGGTGATTGAGTACCAGTACGTCGTTGACAAGTTCGAGCACATCATCACCAACCCGATGACGGGCGAAGTTGCCACGTTGTCGGATGACGATTGGCTGGCCCTGCCGGAAACAGACGCCAAGACGCTCGGAGCCTCCAAGGTCACGCGCCGCAAGCGTGAGTGGAAGCGGGCGTTCATGATTGGCGGCGAGGTGTTTGAGAAGCAGCACCCGTATCCCAAGGGTCCGACGTATCACTGCGTCACTGGCAAGCGTGACCGCAATACAGGCCATTGGTTTGGTTTGGTCCGTGCGCTTCGTGACCCGCAGATGTGGGCCAACAAGTGGCTGTCGCAGATTATGCACCTCATCAACACCTCGGCCAAGCCGGGGTATGACATTGAGAAGGGCGCAATTGACAATCAGGCTAGTTTTGAGGCCAAGGCGGCGCGTCCTGGTGCTGTCAACGTCTTTGTTGACGGTGCATTGCAGCAGGGCAGGGTTCAGCGCCGCGAGGCTGTTGGCTTGCCGCCTGACCTGTCCAACCTGATGCAGTATGCAAACGAAAGCATGCAGAACGTGTCTGGCATCAATGCCGAGTTGCTAGGCATGGCTGACCGGGATCAGGCTGGCGTTTTGGAATACCAGCGCAAGCAGTCTGCGGTGACGTTGCTGGCCCCGCTCTTTGACAGTTTCCGGCGCTATCGCAAGATCAGTGGGCGGTGCTGGCTGTACTTCATGCAGCATTACCTGACCGATGGGCGTCTCATTCGCATCACGATGGACGACGGCGGGCAGATGAACGTGCCGTTCCAGAAGGGTCAGGTTCCGAACCCGTCATTTGGCGGTGGACAGCAGCCGCAAGCTTCGATGGGTGACCAGAGCATGGGCATGCCTGCACAGTCTGCACCTGTCCAGATGCCGTCCATGCCTCCAGAGGGAGCGCAGTTCAATGGATGATTTGCCATTTGGCTTTATTGCGCCTCTTCCCGGTGGGAAGAAAATTGGTACGGCTTACGGCGCACCCCAGCGCACTCCGTACGGTTCAGAACTTAGCTACTTCAAGAATAACCCAACCGTTTCTGGAATGGCAACAGAAGACAACAGCGTCATTCTCAACCCATACGCTCGTCTTTCTACGCAAGAGTATGATGCCGTAAAGCGCAACGAAGCGTCACGCATTTTCATGCGGAAGAATGGCTATCCAAAGTTTGATTTGACGAAGGAACAAGAACAGTTCCTAGCCAATACGCCTTACGGGAAAGCATCTGAAGATGACCGCCGAGCCACAATTGCGGCCCGTATTCTTTCGGGTGATCCGACAGCGGGCAGGCCGACCAAAGAACAGGCGGCGTACGTTGAAATGCTCCGCAGAATGATGGAGGGCCGCTGATGGATGACGCAAACCTTCAGCAGCAGCCCTTTCTGACGTTCTTTGACGAGGATACGGCGGAATACGATGTGATTGTGGATCAGTCCTCATCGGCTCCGAACCTCAAGGAAGCCACGTGGGGCGCATTGCAGCCGTTGATGCCGCTTATTGCTGACAGGATCGGCCCGGAAGAGTTT